AGTTACACAAACCCCAGTGCTGTATTTGATTGGGATCCTCCCAATTCCAATGTTCGTCTTTCAGCCACAACTACTGGATCAGGATATGCCTTTTACACAGGTGGCCTAGGTAATACCAAAATATTTGGTATAGATTCAAATGGCAACGTTGGTGCCGCAGGTGGAGCTGTATTTAATGGCAACATAAACACCACTGGTAACGTGGTAGCCACTGGCAGTTTAATAGGCAAAGGTGTATTTTATGCCAATGGTACGCCAATTGGTGTTTCACAAATTATTGCAGGATCCAACGTTAGCATTAGTCCATCTTCAGGTGTTGGTGCTGTAACAATTAGCATTACAGGTGGTGGAGGTGGTTTTAGTGGTAATTTAACTGGTGCAATCCTATACGATTCAATAAACCAACGTATCTTTGCCAATGCTTATCCCTTGTCAACACCTACAGCATCAAGCGCAACTGTGTTTAACTCAGGGTGGACCAACAATGCTCAATATGCACCTGTTTACACAAATGGCGTATTGCAACTTCCCGCAGTTAACCAATATCCCTATAGTGGATTTGGTTTACCATCCACCACATATGGCCTAGTTCAAAGCAGTAACGTGGCAGTACAATCTAGTTATCAAACCAGCCAAAACCGCAATGCCATTGGTGCCTTGTTTTATCAACAGGTTTGGCCATATACTGCCAACACCATGACTACTCAAGACCGTATACGTGGATCATCCAGTCTTACAGAATTAATGTTAAATGGTTACACCTGGGGTTCAATGACGTCATCCAGTCAAAATGCCACATCAGTAACCAACGTAGGTGGTAGTATAAACGTAACAGGTTCAGGCAACGTGGGCGCCATGGTAGGAACTTCAAGTGCCTTGTTGCTTAGTCCATCAGGAACAGGTAGTGCCAACATTCAATATGCTACTGCATACGTAGGTTCAATGACCATATATGGCAATACCAGCAGTTTTGTCAGCAACGTGACCTATTTCCGTACCTTGGCACCATTTATTTCAACATCAGGTTCACCCAATTACAGTATTACCAATGCTGTAGGCCTACATACCTACTCAGGTTGGGCTTCACCTGCCAACGGCACAGGTAGCGTTACCAACCGTTATGTTGTTTTAAACGAAGATTCTACCACTGCTATTCAAACCAATGGTAATTTAACTGTCAGCAATGCCAGTGTAAATTCTACAACCACTATCAGTAGTAAAAATATCAACATTGGTAACAGCGGAATTCCTATTGTCAACATTGGAACTATAAATGCTTCAACCGTAACTATTGGTGCTACAGGTGGTACAGGTGGTATCATTGCACTCAATGGTAATACCACACAAAGCAGTTCAAACACATTCTTTGCAGTATCAAATTATGCAGCTGCCACATTGAGAGCATTTACAGGTGCTATAGGTCAAATGGCTGCTGTGTCAGACAATGGCGGACAGATTGCCTACTGGGATACTAACAATAGTCGTTGGAGCTATATCAATGGTGGAGGCGCAGTATAATGGCAATGCAAACAGTTAAAACGCCTTTTACCAACATGACATTTACACCTGACGTGCCATCCAGCGCCTTGGCTGCCAATGAATACAATGTGGGTCAAAATATAGAAACTGATGTGCGCTCTGTAAAATCAGTACTGGGTGATCAATATGTTTTGGCCAACGTTCCAGGCAATCAAATATTTGTTACTTCAGGATTTAGATCTAACAATGTGTATTGGTGGATCGTGGCCACAGAACAAGGCCGTTGGTATGCTATAGATCAAGCAGGTAATATTGTCAATATTACTCCCAGCATAGGCAATTTTTCTGGTTACAATACCAGCACCGTCATTACAGCATCCTGGTGTGGTAATGTATTATTTTTAAATGACATGGTTAATCCTCCCATGTTTTTGTTGCCAGGCACCAATCTGTTGTATTTGTATGATAGTGCTCCTTACAATTATGTTTGGAATTATGATGTAACCAACAACAGTATCTATGGCAATACTGTTCCTTTGTATTCAAGCCTGACCGCAGGATTTTTGCGTGTATATAACAGTCCCAATGTGGGAAGTCTATTGGTAGCAGGTAATTTAACAGGTACAGTGGCCAACAATGTGATTTCGCCCACAGGTGGTACAATTCAAAACTTACCAACCACCATACGTTGGAGTCAAAATTTTGGTCTTAATTCTGGACCAACAACCTGGGCACCTACTATAACCAACGTGGCCAACGAAGTTGAAATTCCTGTGCGTGGTCCTGCTATTGATGGTTTTAGTCTCAATGGCAATTTTTATATTTGTAGTTATTGGGACACAGTTTTAATGAGTCCCATTGCATATCAGTCAAGTTATGCACCTGTGTTTGGTATCAAGATTGTTAGCCAAGGTCGTGGCCTAATCAATGAAAATTGTTGGGCAGTGGTTGATTCAGTGGCCTACGGTGTAGATGCCAGAGATATTTGGCAGTTTGATGGCGGTACATTTACACCCATTGGTGATCAAAAGGTCAAAAATTATTTTTATAATAATTTAAACAGTAATTATACCAATCAAATCTTTATGATCAACAATACTGCCAAATATCAAATTGAGATCTATTATCCAGACCTTACATCAACTGGATATTGCAATCAAATGCTGGCTTATCGTTATGATTTGCAAGTATGGCAACCACCACGTCAGGTTAGTCAGGCAACCATGGCCACAGAAAGTCCACGCTATATCAATGGCAATATCAATTTGGCCACACGCGGAGTTATTTACAGTACTTTCAATACCAATCAATATCTCATACAAAAAGATTATGGCAATAGCTTTGTTGGTAATACTGCTATTACCAGTCTATTCCAACGCAACAATATCAGCTATGGTCAACCATACTCTGCGTCTGTGTTGGTGCATCGCGTGTTGCCAGAAGTTTATGGATCAGGTAATGTAACCATCACTATTGGTGGTGCTGATAGTGTAGCAAATGCTGTAGTCTATAGTGCCAATGTAACCATGCCAATTCAGACTGCCAATCCATGGGCACAGATAAATCAAAATGAATCTCGTGTGGTCACCATGCAGGTTGGAAATACCAGCAATGTGACCAACTGGCAGTTGAGTGCTGCCAACTGGCAAGTAACGGTAGTCCAGGATACTCGCTAATGAGTAATTTTGCTTTAGATACCAATACCAGTTATGGTGACGTAATATCCAGTGTAAATTATGCATTGGCCAATCTCAATAACAATAATATTACAGCCAACACCATTGTGCAGATTGTAGGCAATATAATTGCCAATGCCAATGTGGTCACAACCAACAGCAACACTGGTCAAGTGGGTAGTGTTTTGCAAGGTACTGTAAGTTATCTATACAATTATATCAATGTAAAATATGCCAATGATCCAACAGGATCTGTTGCATTTAGTAGTAATTGTACAAACAGACAATATTTTGGTACTCGCAATAGCAACAGCGCCACCATCAGTAACAATCCAGCAGATTACAACTGGACACAGGTAGCAGGCGGATTTGGCACTACCAAAGGCCTATACTATACTCCTTATGGTGGCGGTGTTATTTACTTTGATGTGGCCACCACAGCACCAACCATACGTTTTCAACCTGTTTTAGATGATACTCCAATTCCCTTGCAAAATTTGGCCAACAGTATTGTTACAGCCAATACCATTACTCCAGGTGCTGTAACCAATGTGGCCATTGCGGCCAATACCATTGTGGCCAACAATATTCAAACTGGCGCTATTACAGCTTTACAAATTGCATCACGCACATTGACCAATGCACAAATAGCATTAAGCACAATTACTGGCAATTTAGTTCAAAGCCAGACCTTAACAGGATCATTGATTGCCCTTAATACTATTACAGGCAATTTGGTAGCACAAAATACCATCACAGGTAATTTGATTGTGCCTGGCACAATCACAGGCAATTTGATACAGGCCAATACTGTAATTACAAGTACCTTGGCTAGTAGTGGTGTAACTCCTGGTGTAAACTCAGGTTATGGTTTTTGGTTGACCAGCAACGTAGGCGATGCTTATTTTGGTGGCAACGTAAATATTGGACAAAATTTATATGTGCAAGGTTTAATTACCAGTGCTACCTTAAATGCCAATACTGTACAAACAACAACCATTGGCGCCAATGCTGTAACACAAACAGGAACATCATATAGTACTAGCAATTATGGTACTGGTGCAAGACAATTAAGTTACGCTGGCACAGATGGAATTTATTATTATTGGTCAGAACCAGTTACTGTTGTTCCTGTATTTACAAATAATGTTGTAACCACTACCAGTACTGTCAACAATACTCTCAGTGGACAAATAGCATTATCAGGTACTATTACAGCAAATGTGGCATTTGCTCCTTATGTTACAGCTACTATGATAAAATATAGTTATACTTTGGGTGGTGCTACATATTTGCCACCAACCACTATAACACAATCTCCTCTTAATTTCTTTGTGGCTAATTCACCTTCATATCTTACACAAACAATTTTTCCAGATCAATTTGTAACCAGCACTAGCATAAATTATACAGCTGCCAGTGTTCCAGAATCAACTTTTTATTATTGGGGTTATGCAGCAGCCGCAGTTACTACTACCTATCCAGCAAACGTTTATGTATTTTATTCTAACGTAACCAATCAAAGTATTGCTGTGACCAACCTTAAGAGATAATCAAATGTCAAATATTAATTTAATTCCTCCTGACGTTGATTTTGTTGCTCCTGTTATGAATATAACAGCAGTAGATGCCATGCGTAATCTACGCAATCAATTGCTTAAAGATAATATAGATAGTTACAATGCCATACGTTATGCAAGTTTGACCACAGAACAACAACAAGAATTAGCCGCATATAGACAGGCGTTATTGGATGTACCGCAACAATCAACATTTCCACGCAACATTGCGTGGCCTACCAAACCCAGTTGGATGCAATAGGGTTAAATATAGATAGCGAAAGATAAAATTATGGATGAAACAATAGACAATACGGGTTATGTAACAATTGGAGATCCAGGTTCTGCATATGATAATGCACAACCAATAGCTCCTACCTGGGGTGATACAACACCTGTATATAATTATAACAATTATGATAGTACAGCATTTGATCCATATGGCAACTATCCTACCAGTACTAATACCAATACCAATACCAATATTGGAACAAGCACTAGTACAGGATATGATAATGGGTATGGTTACAGTACCAATACAGGTGTGTATCCAGATCCAGGTTCGCCAACTGGTTACAGTGATATCTATGGTAATCAAGTTGATTCAACAGGCCAACCTGTTCAATACGACAGCAAAGGTCAATTGATTGACAGCAATGGTAATGTGATACAAAAGTCTACACCATATCAGTATACTCCAACAGATACCACAACCACCACAGATGCCAATGGTAATATTGTTACCGTGGATCATAATGGCAATGTTGTGAAACAAAATCAAAGTGGTGGATATGACCAATATGGTAATCCATTGCCATCTACACCTGCTACTACAGCGGCCGCAAATCAGGCTATCGCAAGACAATTGGGTACTACACAACCAGGACAACCTGGTTATGGACAACCTGGTTATGGACAACCAGGTACTAACGGTTCCAGTGGCAGTAGTGGCTTATTAGGTACTTTGGGCATGTTGGCCGCTGGTGCTGGCGTTGGCGCCCTATTGTCAAATTTGTTAAGCAACAAGGCTTCCAGCAGTAGTTCCAGTGCTGCACCTGCACAAGCCGCAACTATTGCGCCAGGCAATTTACAATTTACACCTTTGACCTCACCAGGTGTTAATCCAGGTTATGCCATGGGCCAACCTGTGGCAACTCCTACACCATTGCAAACCAATTTAGGTAATCTGGTTAATCCAACCAGCATACAAACTATTAATCCAACAAATTCAATGCCAAACATGTCAAATCCAGTGACCATGCCAGTTGTACCAAATGGTCTTCCTGCAGGATTATCATTGTCACAATTGGCACCAACAGGTATGTTGGTAAAACCAGGGCAATAATATGAGCCAAGGCAAACTAAGCGGAAGTTCTACAGGTACATCAGGATCAAATTCAAATTCATTTGAAAATGAATTAATGAGTTTTTTGTTTGGTACGCCAGCCTCTACCCCATCATCAATGCCAACTACCTCTTATGGTTCACCAATGGCAACACCATTACCTGGATCATCTGTATCTCAACCTGCCATGCGTCCAGCTGTACCTATGCAAACACCTCAGCAAACAATTGGTAATCAAATTGGCACTGGAATAGTCAACAGTATTGTAGGCACACCACAACCTCAATATACAACACCTGTATCACAACCTCAATATACAACACCTGTATCACAACCTCAATATACAACACCTGTACAACATACCACGGCATCTGCACCAAATTCATCAAGCACTATGTTTGCTCCTGGATCGTTGGCCAGTAGATTATTTGGTAGTGCTGGTAGTAGTACCATGAACAATTTATTTGGAGGAGGTCCTGTGGTGTCTGGACCACAATTTACAACACTACCCAGTTCAGAGCCTATGGGCCCAACCAATGCAGAATTGGGATATAATCCTGTTGATTCAACAACAGGTGGCATCACAGATACATCAGGTAATAATCTAGATTTAAACACATTGAACCTAGGCGGTGGCGGTGACTTTACAGGACCTGGTGATTTTAATATCAGTCCTGTGGCACCAGGATCAGAATACACAGGTGGTGAGGATTACGGTGGTTGGTATGATACCACACCAGTTGAATCTAGTGGCGACTGGTCAATTTAATAAGTTAAATACATAATAGACAAGGATACAACGTATGAGTTATAATCAGGGTAAAACCAGTACTAGTGGAACTACTACTACCAGCCCCGTAATCAGCGGAACACAAGGACAATACATAGGTAATCAAGCTCAATTGGGTTCGCAAGCAGCGCAAGCACTTGGTTCAACTCTTGGATCTGCTACTAACTTGTATAATCAAAGTGCAGGTGGTGTTAATCAAGCCGCTACCAATTTGGCACAAACTGGCAATGCTATCAGTCAAAACATGGGACAGGGCGGTGCTGGGGCTTATTCAACAGGTATCAATGCTCTTGCTGGTATTAGTAGTCCTGCATATCAACAGGCAGAAATCAATGCGGCCATGGCACCTGCGCAGATACAATATCAACAGAATTTAGCAGCACAAGGTGCAGGCTTTGGTGGAGCTGGAGAATTGGGTTCTGCGCGTCAGGCTTTGGCTGGTCAACAACTGGCAGGTCTAAATCAATTGCAACAACAACAGGCAGTTGGCTCAATCCTAAACAACATTACCAACCAACAGTTAACAGCAGGTCAAGGCTTGGGTTCATTGGGTCTACAAGGTGGACAACTTGGCCTAACAGGCGCACAGGCAGGCCTAACAGCAAGTCAAGCACCATTGAATTACCTACAACAATTGGCCAATCTATATGGTGGCGTTGCTGGTACACAACAGGCCAATCCACAATTCAGTGGCACCATTGGTTCTACTACATCAACTGGTCAACAAGGTAACTCAACCAACGCTGGCATTACGCTATAAGGACCTAGAATGGGAATCTTAACTTCATACATAGGCAACCAAATGGGCACCAACCCAGCCGCAAACACTGGCGATTTTCTTGCCAACTATTTTGGACAACAACTAGGTGCCAACACCAATAATCCACAGGCCAACATACAACCACAATCAACCACTATCAACTACAATCAAGATGGTAGTGCTGAGGTTACACACAAGCAAACAGTTGGTGCCAATAGTGTTCCACAGACCACTGCACCTGCGGCACCTGCCACATATGATTTACCACAAAGTTATCAAACTGCCATGGTCAATCCTCAACCACAACCTGCACCACAACCTGTGCCAGGTATGCAACCGTTTCAAAATGCTGTGCAGGCCACAAATGCGCCTGCTCAAGTGCCACAAGCAACTGCTCCTGTGGCTCCACCACAACCACAGCCATATGTTCCTCCACGTGCACCACAAGGTGTATTTGGTAATATGATACAGGCTGAATCTGGTGGACAACAATATAATCCACAAGGTGGAGTTTTGACCAGTCCCAAAGGCGCTGTTGGTATTGCACAAGTCATGCCTTCAACTGCCGCACAACCAGGTTATGGTGTGGCTCCTGCAACACCACAAGAATTAGCAACACCACAAGGCAACATGTTGTTTGGTCAACGTTACTTTGAAGGCATGTACAACAAATTTGGTCAAGATCCAGAAAAGGCCGCAGCCGCTTACAATGCTGGTCCTGCCACAATTGAACGTGCCATGCAGACCGCTGATCAACATGGTGGCACATGGAAAGATTATATTCCAGCGGAAACCAAAGGTTATTTGACCAAGGTATTTCCCAAAGGCGAAGAAAATATTAAAAAAATCCAGCCCTTAATTGCTGGTACCGCAGGTAGTGACATTGGTATGACTCCTGAAGAACAGGCCATACATCACATGGTATTAAATTCTGGCGATGTCAATGCCCTAGGTATGGGTACCTATGCAGGTGATCATTTGATTTCTAAAGAAGGTGGCACCAAATATGCCTATGCAGATCAACATGCTACTGTTTTAGAACAAAATAAACTACAAAAAGAAGCTGAAAAGAAAGCACAACAAATTGTTATGGATGGTGGCGTTGGTCTACAACGTGCTCTCAAAGATGATTCAGAAGAAGGCAGTTATCTCAAAGCCTATCTGTTTCAACGTTTGGGTCTGCACGATCTAGCCAAAAACGAACAACAAAAATTAGGCGCAGGTGACATGTGGGCCCAGACCATGGTTAATGGGGCTCCTGCTTGGGTTAAATTTAATGGTCAAGGTGCACCTGTCAAAGGTTATAATTCAGAAGGTGAATTATCTGGTAAAGATTTAATTAACACTTTGAATATGAAAGGTGTTACAACGCATACTGGCAAAATGCAAGACATTGAAACAAATAAAATTTATTATGAACAAACAACTCCATTTGGTCCACGTCTAGTGGATAACCAAGGTAATGTGTTTACTGGTGACAGTTCTAAACTGCGTGCTTATGGAATTGGTTCAGACATAGCAACAAAAAATATTTTACAATTACAGCAATTACGTAATGATCTTCTTAATAAACCGTTGCAAGAACAAGCCAATTTCTTGGCCAAATTCAATGCTGAGAATGGTACAAACTATTCATTGCCACAGGTAATTAATAGTCAGGCTCCAATGACAGCAGGTCCTAATCAAGCTCCTGTTACTGGTGGACAACCTGCTCCTTCTGCACCACAGCCAGGTGCAGTTGAAATTAATCAACAAGGTGGTACTGCTACAATTCCTGCACAAGGTGCAGTTGCTCCACAAGCGGCTCCTGCACGAGCACTTGTGGCAGGTCCAGCAGTTCCAGGTCAAGCACCACAAGCGGCTCCTGCACAAGTAAAAACAGGTCCTACACCACAAGCTGGTACTGCTCCAAGTCCATATCCTGGTATTCCAGGTGTTGGCGCTCCTCCTGTGCCATTTGCTAATGAATCGCCAGCGGCATTTGCTTCACGCAAAAAAGCCTATGATGAAGAATTGGCCAAACATGCGGCTGACGTGGCCAAGATCAAAGAAGCATTGCCTAATACACAGGCACAAGCTGACCAAATGCTTAACACGGTCAATGATGTTATTAACCATCCTGGCTTTGAAACCAACGTTGGCCTAAAAGGCGTAACAGGTTATTTACAATTGCCAGGTACAGAAGCACGTAACTGGAAAGCCAAATATGATCAGTTGATGGGACAAGAGTTTTTGGATGCTTTCAGCGGATTAAAAGGTGGTGGTGCTATCAGTGACAAAGAAGGTGCCGCGGCAACCAAAGCTCGCGCTGCCTTGAGTGATCCTGGTATTAGCGAAACAGAATTCAAACGCAATGCACAGATCCTTACTGACACAATCAAGCGTGGTATCAATCGTCAACGCATGATGGCAGGTGAAGAACCAGATCCAAAATACATGCTTGGCAATGGTAATGAAGAAGAAAATGCCAAGGCATATGATTGGCTTAAAAAGCATCCAAATGATAAAAATGCACCTGCTGTAAGACAGCGTTTAGGAATATAATATGGCAGGCGAATTTGATCCGCAGGCATTTATATCTGGGCAACCAGCTACATCAACTACCACTGAAACTGAAACAAAAGGTGATGATTTTAATCCACATGAATTTTTAAGTGGTGGCGCCAATGCAGAAAAAATTACCACAAACAAAGCACCAGAAACAACACCTATGCCACAAGGTTATGTTCCAGGTGCTGCTGGTTATAATTGGCAAGGAATTAAAGAAACGGTTGCTCCATTAGCTGAAGCTGCCAAAGGTACTATTGGTGGTTATGTACGTAATCCTATACAAGGTATTGTTGATGTTGGTGCTGTGCATATGGGATTACCTCCTCCTTATGCAACTACTGATGCCGTCAAAGGTTTATACAACACATACAATGCTGCCAAAACTGCTATGAACACAGCACAAGGTCTAGCAAGTAAAATTGCTGAAACTCCAGGAGTTGAAGCTTCATTTAATAAACTTATTGATTCATTACCCAAAGCAGAAGCATTACGTATGAATGAACTTATTAATAAGCGTGGCGCACAAGGTCTAAAAGAATTTATTGATTCTGCTCCAGAAGCAATTAAAGCAATGCCAGAAGTTAAAGAATTGGCTGGTATGGTTCCAAGTCGCATGGCACAAGCAGGCAAAATTGTTGCTCCAGTTCTACGCACAGCAGGTAAAGTTTTAGGACCAGCTGGTCTAGCAATGAATGCCTATGATGCCGCACAATATGCACAGGCCGCAGAACTAGGCAAACGCTTGGCAGCTGGTCAAGGTGGTATTGCACAACAGGCATTCCGCAATGTACAACATACCGCAGGTAATCAATATCAACTGCAACCACAAGAAGCGGCTAATGTTTTAGCGTCAGGTGATGCGGCAACCATAAATTTATATGGTGGTCCTGAAAGATTAAATCAAATCGCTGGAGGACAAAGTCCAATGGCCGCTCCTACTTCAACTAATTTTATTGACCGTATGCGGGCAATGGCACACCAATATAACATGATAGGTAATCAATAATGAGTCTTAAAAATTTACATGATGTATTAGAACGAGTATATGCATCAAACTTTGTAGCATATCAACGTGCTCATGCCAGTCACATGAATGTTCGCGGTCGCAACTTTATGAGTGATCACAAATTGCTGGGCAAAATTTATCAATACCTTGAAACCAATATTGATGTACTAGGCGAAGAAATACAGGCCTGTGGTGTAGGGCGTGTGCCAGAAACTATTGACATGATTCTAACCCTAAGTTCTATACAAGACACCATGCCTGCCATGGATGCAGACAGTCTCCTAATGGACACTTTAGATAATTTGTATGCCATGATTGATGTGTATCATGAAATGGATCAAGCAGGTATTGATGCCAACTATCCAGATGTGTCAAACATGGCCGCTGACCATATTCAAAAGATTGCCGCATTCTGTTGGAAGATTGAAGCCACATTGGAAATTGAAGGACGCCACACAGACAGAGGACGTCGCGGTGGGTAAGGTCTTGGAACTTTACAAATTTGAAGATCACATACGTGAATGTGACGATCGCTATCGCGATTTAGAACGTAGAATAGACGCTGTGGATCAGCGCCTAAGTCGTATGGAACGCTTGTTAATTGAAATCAAATACGCCATACAGGGCGAAGTTTACGATCCAGATTAATAGTTGGCGTGGTAAAACTCTTTAATTGCTTGTATTAGGCCAGCCATATCAAACTGTCCACCTTCCACACCAACTCCATTTTCCAACATTTCAATTTCTACCTTGTCTGGATAATCTGGATCTACTGTAATGCGTATGTCTTGTAGATCAATCATCTGCAACCACACCCAACACATGATCAGCGTGTATAACAAAACATTCTTTTCTGCCAATCTTTAGTTTGACCACACTACTCCAGTTGACAGCAACACGACTGCCTACAGCAATTGGATTTTTTTCTATGTCAGGTCCAATGCTGACAATCTGTGCCAGTTCTGTTTCATCTGTGTTTTGAATAATGATACCACCTGTGGTTTGTTTTGTTTGGCCCAGGGCCTCAATTACATAAAATTTATTTGCTGCTTGAATCATTTGTTTCTCCTATACGTTTGTATGCTATACTGCCTCTTACTTGAAATCCTGCCTGTTCATGCAGGCGCATGAATGCATGTTGGTCTGCTCTAATACTACTGCTGGTTAGGACAGGAATGCCACATGCACGGCACCATTCCATCCACTGCTGTAAAACCTGTGCTATCAATGTTATACGCTGTCTTTGACTCAATGTCAACTCTACGTGTACAAATTCTGCTGTGGCCAATTCTTCCGCGGCATATACCGTATACTTGCCACGTTCAAGCCAGGCCCAGGCTATCAATTTACCTGTTGTTTTGTGTTTGGCTTGTGTAATTAGAACCTGCGTGGGTTCAAATGTTTGTTGAAGTATGGCGCGATGCAAGTGGTAGGCCATTCTTGCACGACTTGGTTGTAGAATAGCATCTATTTCTAATTCATAATTGGTAGCCACAAGATCCAGAATTGCTTCCACATCTTCATGTCCTGCACGTGACCATGACCAAGCGTCTGTTAGGCTAATTTTATACTTGTCCATTCAGTTCATTTCCTATATAATATATTTAGCCAGCATAAATAAAAACATATAATTTAAGGATTCAAAATGGCAGGAAAATTGGTAAAAGATTGGGTAGTAGATCGTTGGGTCAACCTGGACCTGTTTCATCGTCAACAGGCCCCACAGGCCACAGGTTGCATACAATGGACAGGAGTGGTCAACAACATTGGTTATCCATTTATTGGATTCAACTATCCACAAGGCAAGGCCAGTCCATCAGGACATCGTGGCGGCATGATGTTGGCTACAAGATTGGCCTTAATGATCAAATTAGGTCGTGCCATTGCGCCAGGCATGAATGCCAATCATACTTGCCACAACAAGTTATGTGTAAATCCTGCGCATCTGACGGAAGGCACACAGCGTGAAAAATTAGATGCCATGCGTGTGGCAGGTATCACAGGTGGTTGGCCTGCAGGTGTAGCACGTGGTTCATATGATCATCAGCAACACAACAGGCTATACAAGTATACAATAGACGACATACAATGGATACGCACAGCAGATTCAGATGCTATCGCTGCTCGTTATAGTCTGACCAAACAGCGTGCCTGTAGCATGCGCCATGGATTTAGATTGGGATACAAATGGTTGCCTTGCCCTCCCCTGACCACACAACAACGACGCGGACGCAAACCCAAGGCTAAATAATTATGTGTAGCGATTCTTTCTCAATTCTCCTAATGCCATTGGATAATTTCCTTAATACAATCGCTACATATTCCTTAAACCTGGGTATTGTCATGATGCCCAGGTTTCCTTTTGAAAGGCATTTGAAATGACAACACAACACAAGAGTTTGGTACACGTATTAGAAGATGTAGTTCTTGCCTTGGAATCTGAAGGTCAAACAGAACAAGATATCTTCAGCCTGGTCAACATGATCCTGCGTGGATTTATTAGATCAGGTGAGATTACAGAAGAATATAAAGTTTTGGCACAACAGGCCCAGGCCATGCGTGAAGGACACACACAACGTCCTGTCTTGGCAGACGCTAATGGTCGCCCCTTGGTAGGGTAACAGACCCAATTTGGTCATTTGGAGATTCCCCAATCTGCCCGTATGAAACGGCAAAAATTCTGGGCGATGACATCCTTGGCTGTGCCGTTAACATCTGCTACTGAGTATTTAATCCAGGTGCCTTAAGGCGTCAAATCAGTTAAATATATACATGAAAACCATATCAGATCCATTCAAAACCACCATCGCTGGCATCAAAAAATCAGCCAATGTACGTGCGACTGTGCGCCAGATACAAAGCAAGTTGATCAACTACGGTATCGTAAGTGAGCAGGAAGAACAGTTTTTACGTGAACATACTGATTATGGACAAATTGATCAAAAAGAGGCCATTTCCTAGGCCTTTTTGTGTTACACTAATAAGTATTATACAAGGAAATGAAATAATGGCAAACTTCAAGAACAAAGCATATTCTTCTACAACAAGAACACGCAGTGGTCAAGATCATTCTGCCCACTATTATCATAAATCCCAAGAAGCAAAACAAGATAAATTAATCCAACAATGGTTGGAAACAAAACAAACAGGGTTAAGGCTGGCGGCCAAATAATTTACGCTGGTAAATCCGTTCTGATGTGTGACGGTAGCCAATTCGTTTTACCTGTTAAACGGCTTTTACATACTACCCACTGATGGTGGATGCCTAAAACGTCACAGCCCCTCCGCTGGTAAGCGTTTATGTAATCGTATATGGTTGATGTATAGAAATATAACATATTGGAATACCTATCGCTATGACTTCGCAACAAGCACCTGAAAGCAAGTCTTAAAAATCTATATAGGCAGGGTAAGGATAAGAGCCCAACGCGATACCAAACAAACAAAGTCCTATTCTTGACGGATGACAGCCTCATCAGAATGTCTTAGAACCCACCCTTAACAGGGTGCTTTCTGGAATCAAGTTTGACCTTTCAGAATATCTCTAAAACAAAACGAAAGACGAAACGATAGTTTTCGTCTGAGTTAGATCTCAATTGAGATCTCCAAACAGGTAGACTATTAAATGCCATAAGTATATAATTAACACATGAATTAGATATTACGATATCTTTTAATCATATGTTAATAATCACTAACTTCAAGGAGTTTCAAATGCTACAAGCAACACAACACAATGGCTTTGCCATTACACCACAACGAGCAGTTCGTATTAATCCCATAGCCAAAGAAGTTCAAGACACTTTTGATGGCATCTACGCACAAACAGTCAGTTTCGTGCAAAACCCAAATTCAGCAATCAATGGACTTATAGTATCTGGTGATGCTGGTACTGGTAAAACTTACACAGTCAAACGAGCACTTCGTGATACCCATCATCAGGCCAATGTTGAATACATCAAAGGTTCAAAGATCACCGCGGCAGCATTATATGTCAAACTGTATCTCAATAGAGAACCACACAGAATCATTGTTTTAGATGACTGCGACCTAATACATCACCAAGAAAAAAATCTTATTATTCCCATGTTGCTAGGTGCAGTAGACCTAGGACACGATCGCGAAGTTGGTTGGGAGACCACACGCAAGAATCCAC